GAAAAAAATAGCACATTATTTCAGATTAGAACCTTAATGAATGTGGAAATGAGAGTCTTGAATAAAGCGCTCAATTACATTATTATTTGATCAATGTAAAAAAGATCACCAACGACTTCATTATAAGAAGGATCTATTCATCGCGGACTTGTTGGAAGAAGAAAAGAAATATGGATTAGCTTTGCCTGACTCTGAATATCCTGTTTTTAAACAATCGACGGTAATCGCTAATAAATATGGCGAAGTACGCATTGATGGTGCGCTGATTCACGTCCCTAAAAGTTACCACTATGGCAAACTACATTTGATTTTATATTGGGATGACTACAAAGTAGTTTCTTATAATGGCGAAACGCTTTCCGAAGGGCCGAGACTATATATGAACAAAACAAGAGAAATCCCGTGGGTATCTATCTTAAAAGGCTGGAGACGAAAACCACGTTCAATTGTATATTCAAGGTATTTTCCCTATTTACCCGGCAGAATTGCTTATTACTTAAATATCGAATCCACGAAATTAAGAAAAGAGCGTGTCGAGTGGTTATTAATCTTAATCATAACGCATGAGATGCAAGAAATAGATGAAAAATTTTATGAGTTACTTCCTGAAGAAAAGCGATTTGATTCAAGTTTGGATACTTCTACGAACCATCCTTACGATGTAGACTGGCGCATTTATGATTCTCTCCAACCTACCGTTAAGGAGAGTGTGCATCATGGCTGATGTGATTAGAGAGAAATGTAAATTACTTCGCTTGGCCTACGTTGCCGACTTATGTGAGAAGATTCCCTTTGAGAATCCAGAGCAATATTTGTTGGCTATATTACAACAGGAAATAGAGTTAAGAGAAACTGCGAAGGGCGAACGCTTCATCAAAAAAGCAAAGTTTATGAATGAAAAGGAATTAGTAGATTACCGATGGGGAGATCATATTCACTTCCCATCAAATCTCGACAGAGATGGTCTTGAATCACTTACATTTATCGAAAGGCAAGAGAATGTCATTTTATCAGGAGCGCCTGGAACAGGAAAATCACACTTAGCGACAGCACTGGGGCGGAAAGCTTGTAGAAACGGATATGAGGTTCGTTTCTATCGGGTCGCCGATTTAGTAGAGTTACTGGAGAAGTCATAGGCCGAAGGACGCTATCAACTTTTTCGTAATCGATTTAATAAAGTTGATTTGATTATTCTTGATGAGATGGGATATGTGCCTTTCAGCAAGGATGGGGCTGAATTACTCTTTCAATTGATTTCTGATTGGTATGAACAGAAAAGCCTCATCATAACGTCAAATTTAGAGTTTAGTCAGTGGAATAAGATCTTTGTGGATGCACGCCTAACCGCCGCCTTGGTGGATCGAGTCATTCATCACGCGCATATATTAAGTTTTACTGGTGATAGTTACCGTTTAAAACACGCTTTATCGAATCGCTAATAACAAAGGCAATAAGGGTTGGCAAAGTTCTAAACTTTTTGTTGCATTCTTCTAAACTTTTCACTTGCAAAACACAAAAGTTTTTCGAGATAAATTTTTTGAATCACAGTAGAGCATAAATTGATCCAATTCTAGATCAAATTTTTTCAACAAAAAAACCTCCTTATAAGGATTGCTGACAGTGATGAAAATAAAATAGATGGAATGACGGGCTTTAAGCGGTTAGAAAAGGGCTACTCATCAAGAGTGCCCTTTTCTAGTTCTATAAAAATATCGTCTAAAATTCTCATTATAAATTCGATGGCTTTTAAGTAATCTTCCGTAACTCTTTTAAGTATAAAAATAGCAGGGGGTCTTAACTGCATACCAAAGTTAGAAAGAATAGTGATGTTAGGTGAATTTCTATGAGTCATTTTGTTACGATATTCTTTAATATATTCAAAATTACCTTTCCACTTCTCCAAATCCCCTTTAACTTTGTCTGTTTCTTTAAAGTAATTATAAACATCTTTTGCAAATATCTTTTTATTTTTCCCTTGTGAACAATCATGAAAAAATGATTCTGTATATATTTTATTCACTGCTTTCTTTTTTTCCAAAATACATTACATAACTGTGCCAACATATCCCATAGTGTGCTAGTTCGGAAAATCATATTCTCAATATAATACAAGGCTTTCATTTCATCGTTTGATGGTTTTTCAAACATTTTATGTTCCATTAAGTTTTCTGATGGATTGCACTTTACAACTGCATCGAATGAATATTTTATTTTGGTATTTAAATCAATTATTGTATCGTAAATAGAACTAATAGCAAATATGTCAACTTCGTCTTCTTCGACTGTATGGATTGCACCAAATATATATTTATTTTCTCCATAATTTACACGGAAAAGTGCTTCATCAAAAATTATATTATTTACTTGCCCTTTTAACCAATCTAAAGATGCACCCATGCTAATCACCTCTCAAATTTATTCTAAATTATCAAATGATATGCTGTTAAAAAAATGTGTTAGCTCTTCGACTGATTGAAATCTTTCTTCCTTTTCTGGGCATAGTCCCTTTTGAATTAAAGATTTAATATCTTCATCATCTATGTTATTCAAATTGGTTTTCCCTGTCATAACAAAAATAACTATTCTAGTTAATGCATAAGTCTCGTGCACCATATCGTAAGTGTGGAAGCCATCGACAATAAGCGATGGATCATTAAAATAACCTTTAAACTCAGTCCACATATTTGTCAATTGACTTTCTGGTATTTTGATTAGACCAAAATCAGCAATTTTAATGACGGTCACATCATCGTAATTCTTAATCAATATATTTTTCGGGCTTATATCTCTGTGTAAACTTTCTTTAGAATGAATATATTCAAAAGCCCTTAATATCTGTCTAACAATACCGATTCTTCTAGCAACATTTAACTTTGTATTATTTTTTTGAATGTATTCATCCAGTGTTCCATCCATATATTCCATATAATATTCATTTTTATTTTCATCATAATTATATACTTCTACTATATATGGTGACTTAAATCCTTTCATCGCATTAAATTCACGCTGAAATCTTTCTATTTCTTTAGCATTTAAATTATCTTTAGCTCTTTTAACTACAAAAGACTTTTTATAAAATGGGTCTTTATATTTATAAACATTAGCGTAGGAGCCTTCCCCAATAAACTTCAACTCAACATTTAAAGAATTATATAGAGATTCTATATCTATAGAATCCTGTGAATTAAAAATTGGTATTGTGTAGTACAGTTCGACCTTCTCCATAAAAGGCGGAATTTCACTTCCGCCTGAATTGGATAAAAAACTATTCGATTCATTAATAACTTTTTCGTAATAAGGGTCTATAGTGAATTTATAAGAACTATTTTTTAAACCTCGCTGCAAACCCTGAATGCAATCAATAGCTAATATTAAATCACGACTATTATCTGCCCAAAAATGTGCTGTATTTTCTCTAGTAGGTAGACGACTATTCATAGCTTTATAATTATCTATTAATAAATAATGAATAGTAGAAAATATCTCTTGTAATCTAGAGTTTTTAAATGTCTGGTACAAATCCTCATATTCAATGTTCTGATAAGGTAATAATTCACGATATACATTTTCAATATAATTATTAACTTTCAATATTTTTACTCCTTCGCACAGATTAATAATTATCCCTCAATACTTCCTTAATAATCTGTGCCATTTGCTTATTGTTTAATTGATCGTGGAAGTAAACTTTATAGCCATCTTCAGATAAAACATCGAAAAATACTTTTGCACATTCAATTTTTGCATTTTCTGTGCCTCGTATATTTGTTTTATCCTCAACATCTTTCGTTTCAACGACAATATTTAATTCTTTTTCACCTGTTGCTCGTCTAACAACATACATAAAGTCAGGGCTATACATGCCACCTGTTATTGTTGGAATTGCGATACTGTTTCGCGGTATCTTTCCGTAAACTATAACTTCTTCTATATCGGTAGAGATATTCTTTTGCTCTAGCGGTGAATCATAAGCAAAGGCATCATACAAGTACTTATCACTTGGTGTTCCAGGTGCAATTTTTGCTCCTATTCTACCTTGTGAAATGGTTTCTCGTGGAGTCCCATCGGCATGAGTAAGAGCTGTTGATGTAACAGGCGTTTCACTTTTCGCATAGTGGAAACGTCCTTGTAAATTTGTGTTCTTCCATTCATTAAATTTCTGAATAATAACACTGACAGAACTTTCATTAATATATTTCGAATCAAGTTCACCGTTCTTTTCTACATATTCACATAAAGCTTGATGAATTGTTTCAATGGGAATATTCGTGCTTCGCATAATTCTAAGTAAAAACTCATTGTAAGGAATCGTTCTTGAAACGACATATTGTAAACCTGTTTTATCCGCAATTGTCATAGATGTACCATCACTTTGAATGACTTCACGTTGACTTGTCATCACCACATCTATAAACACACCTGGTTCTTCCAATATGGATAAAACAACATCTTTCATATCTTTATCTAAATCTCTATCATAAAAGAGTAAGTAGCGTTGGTTTATTTTTTCCCAAAGTTCACGAATCTCATTATAAGCACCTTTACGAATTCTAACAGGTTGTGGCTTGTTTTTATTTCTATCTTTCACTTTTCCAGATGATAAGCCCATTTCAAAGTCTGGGAATTCAGCGAAAAACTCGTCACGTTTTTCTATGTTAATATTCATTTTTCGATCGATATATTTTTTATCATATAAAATATCAAATAAATCATCAGAAGTAATCGCTAACTTTGAAGCTACTTTAGCAAGTTGTTCTTCTGTAATCATTGCAGCTTGTGGAATTTCTCCATTAATTTGTTCTACAAGCCTTTCTGCAAAGTCCGCTTCAGTAAAGTCAACGATGTAATTCAGTTGAAATTCTTCATTAGAAATACGGTTTCCATGTTCATCTACTGGAAGTCTGAGTCCACGTCCTACCTCTTGAAGCTTACTGTTTTCGCTACCACTTGAGCGTAATTTAGCGATTGTAAAGACGTTAGGATTGTCCCATCCTTCCTTTAAAGTCCACTTTGAAAATAAGAAGCGTAACGTGTTCGGTGTACCATCTTTTTTCTTAAAAGATAATAATTGTTTCTTTCCATGCAAGATGGTTTCTACTTCATTTGCAATATCTTCGTCTGAATCACTGTTGTCTTGTGAAAAATATCCTGCATGACAGGCACTTATATCAGCTAAACTAGCCTCTAAATATGCTTTATACTCCGTTTCATATTCTGTTAATGTGGTTAGTTCTTTTTCAATTCGTTCTTTTAGTAATTGCTCAAATGTGTTTTTCAAATAAGGAACTTTCCCATCTTCACTATCTCGATATGAGGCAATATCATCAATAAAGAATAATGCTAATGTTTTTATTTTAAAGTTACGTTCTGTAAAATTTTCACGTTCCGTTTCAAAATGTCTTTCCAATGCCAAACGCATCATTTGTTCTTGGTATGAAGTCATATAAATATCTACATCAAGTTCCTCACCCGTTTGTTTCTCTATTCCATTGGAGAATACGACAAACGAACCGCCAATAGCGTCAATTGTAACCCCTTCAAAGGCTTGATGAATAACGGAGAGTGAATCACCCTTTTTAAGGGTGAATGTCTTATTGGCTTCATCTTTCTTTTTATATTGAAAATTTACAAAGTCATTTCTCTTTATCGTTGTAATTTTAACTTTTTCAGCTTGCTTAGATACAGGTTCAAAATGTTCTTTTGCAACCCCTTTAATTAAATCTAAATTAAAGGCCTGACAAGCATTTAGGTCATAAAGTAAATTTTGATAATCTTTTCTCGTTGTTCTATTCTTTCCACGACCACTCGTCATATCGGGATAGGTAGCACCAAAACGAATAATGCTTTGTGGTTGTATTTCTTCTTCAATCACTTGATATGCCTTCTGATCACGTGAAAAACGATGTGGTTCATCAATAATGACAAATGGTTTTGTTGCTTTTAAGGCATCGAAGGGACGATAAAACCCTTCTGCACCATAATCATAATCATCACGACTAAGCAGACCATTTTTGCGAACTGCTAGTAATTGCATATTCACAAGCAATACATGAATTTTCTTTGTGTTTTGTGAAGAACCCCTTACAAAATCACTTACAACACTTGGAAAATAAGTTCTTCCTTTTTTACGGTTTTTTGGCGATTCTAAGACACCAACTTCTATTTCCGTTCCATAACCACATACATCAGAAAAGTGTCTTTTCACATATTCATCTTGAAGGAAATGAGCAGTTCCAGCTTTTATTGCTAAAGAAGGTACAGCAATAATAAATTTGTTAATGCCATATCTTTTATGCAGTTCATACATCATTTGTGTATGAACATAGGTTTTACCCGTTCCTGTTTCCATCTTGATATCTAAACTTAAATGATTAGTCGGTGGTGTAAATCCGCGATATTCCGCAGGTAAATTTGTTTGAATTTTAGTGATATTATGTTTGATTATTTCATCAGTTAAGTCGATAGATGGATTTTCAAAATACTGTTTAGGAGGCTCGATTTGTACACCATTAAAAACAGCACTTACAGCATCAACTGCTTTTTGTTGATGAGATAAACCGCGTTGTAATATTAGTTCCAATGATATCCCTCCATTTAGTAACGTACGTCAAAATTAATACGTAAATTTTTCTCCGTATCTTGTAGTCGCTTTAAATTCGTTTTTAGTGATTCAAGTTCTGTCCATGTAAAGCTATAACCGAATAATACAATGTTTTCCGGGTTAAAGTTTCCATCCGTTTCATACTTCACAACAAGTTCTTCTATTGCCTCATTTGGCAGTTCTGGATGTACTAAATATAAATGCTTGTCCTTGTAATAAGCCTCATAGCCAGCAAACATAATTTTTTCTGCTTCAGTCGTGAGTCCATAACCATCATTGTTTAACCATGTGGTGATAACTGTTGGGACCCCAAATTCATCTAGCACATTTCTATCAGAAAATAGTTTATCTTCATCTGGATTAAACTCTACTAATTTATTTACTGTTTCACTAGTTGGTTCATTTAAAGTAAAATGTTTAAAGCCTAAATCTATAATAGAGCCAGGATTTTCTTCCTTGATTTTGTTTGCCGCTTTAATAATACGGTCTCTTCCAATTTCATCCACAGTTCTATATCCTTTATTATAGGAAAGTGTTCCTTGTTTAATTTTTTCTGGTAATTGGACCATAATAAATTTCCTATTACCATTATCTTCTGCATTCATTTGCATAGTAGCATCAGCAGTAGTAGCTGAACCAGAGAAAAAATCAAGAATTAATTCATTATCTAAAACTAGATTGATTAAATATTTTATTAATTCTGAGGGTTTAGGATTACTGAAGTATTTCCCACCTAATAAGTTAGTTACTTCAGTAGTACCTTTAGTATTTAATATATCAAAAATTGTATTTTTGTAAGCACTAGCCCTTTCAATAGGCCTTCCCTCATTGTCAACATTCATATAATTTTTATACTTTACTGCCCATCCACTTTTTTTCCGAGATGATTTTTCAATTACAATAAAACCATTTTTAATTCCCCAATCAACTTTCTCTTTACTCCATTTCCACGTCCAACCATCATTAGAGAATTCTGTTCTACCATTTGGATATATTTGTGTGCCATCTGGAGCTAGAATAGAATAATTCATTGCATCGCTGTATTGTAGTCCGCCTCTATCCAAATTGTCAGTATAATACGGCCCTCTTTCCTCGATAAATTCATCTTCTAATTTATATCGTGATGGATCGAAAGAATCAGGGTTTTTCGAAAATATATTTCCTTCATTTTTATTCTTACAATAAACTAGTATAGATTCAGTAATTGTAGAGATACCAGAAGAGTCGGAAGCACCCGTTTTTTTTCTCCAGACCATATCAGTTTCAAAGTTCTCCTCTCCAAAGATATCATCACACAACAACTTTAAATTTGCTTGTTCATTATCATCAATCGAAATAAAAATCACACCGTCATCAGATAATAAATCTCTTGCTAGTTGTAATCTTGGATACATAAACATTAACCAAGCAGAGTGTGAAGCTGAGCCACGTTTGGTCAAATCTAAAATTCTTTGTGCTTGCTCTTCACCTATACTTAATTTCTCTGTTAATTCTTCAATTGTAAAATTAAAGTTGTCATTATACACAAAACCATCTGACCCTGTATTGTATGGTGGGTCTATGTATATGCATTTCACTTTACCAGCATAAGACTTTAATAAATGTTTCAAACCATCTAAATTATCTCCAGTAATATAAATATTTTCACTATTTTTATTTTCTTCTTTTTGATTATGCTCTTCATTTGGCACAATAACTGTTTCGGTTTCTAAAGTCACAAGTAATCTAGCATAGTTTTTACCTAAAAACTTTAGCTCATAGCCTTCATTTACAACATTAATATCTTCACTTAAATACTCTTTGAATCTTTCAATATCAAACGAGCCATCTTCTTTAAAACAAGCTGGAAAATGTTCTTTCAATACTGTTATTTCCTTTTTGTTTGCCGATGCATTTTCATTCTTATCCCATGTATTTTTAATCATTCGTAAAACCGTCCTTTCTATTTATCAGATGTAAATTCTAAAATATCATCCACTTTACAATCTAAAACCTTACATATTTTTTCAACGCTTTCTAATGAAATATATTGCTCTCGCTTCATTCGAGTCATTATATTTCCTGAGAAACCAGCCATTTTTTGTAGTTCACTGTTTGAAATATCTCTATCAACTAGTAAATGAAATAGTTTTTTGTAGGAAACAGCCATTTAATATTCCTCCCTCAAAGTTAAATGACAATTCCATTTTATCATTTAATCGTGATTTATTCACTTGTTTTATAAGAAGTACAAGTTATATTTTTGTTCGCCTGTGAAAAATAACTTACTCCCTCATTTTTAATGTTACAAGAAACAAAATTAAAACTTTTTTTAAAAGGGGTTCGAATCGGTCAAATTTTTCGCATATAGGTGAGGGACATATTTACAACTGATAAATTTGTCGAAAAGTTCATAAGTGAAAATACACCTCACACAAATGTACAGATGGATAATTTCCCTCATCGTTCCTTGACAACTGAATAGCTTTAAAAATTTACAGGCAAAGGAGGTGTATATTTTCTGTGAGTGACATTGAAAATATTCCAGCGGAAATGAAAGAGCATGATATATTTTGTTGCTGGAAAGAAGAAATGAGAAATGGAAAGAAAACGAAAGTACCATATAACGCAAGGACAGGAAGTCGTGCAAGTTCAAATGATTTAAGCACTTTTTCTTCATATGATGAAGCGGTAAAAGTCATGCATAACTATACTGGCATTGGCTTTATCGTCAGCCATGACATTTGTGCCATTGATTTAGATGAATGTGTCAATGAAGCGGGAGAATTAAACGAAATTGCACAAAATGTGATTGTTTATTTCCCAAACTCTTATATCGAGAAAAGTCCGTCTGGAAGCGGACTTCATATTTACTTTAAAGCAGCTAATTTTGAATACAATACAGACATTTACTATATCAACAATCGAAAATTAAATATTGAAGTCTATGTCGCAGGTGTAACGAATCATTTTCTCACCCTAACAGGTGATGTGTTTCAAGATGGGAAATTGGAAGATATGACCGATACATTACCACAGTTCTTAGAAGTCTTTATGAAACGTCCGTCTACTGTAAGACAGAATGATTTAGATGAAGCGGTGTCGTATTTATCCGATGAATCAGTTATTGAAAAAGCAAGTAAGTCAGTAAATCGTGAGAAATTCAGAAAGTTATGGAATGGTGACATTCCAAGTTATGAATCACGAAGTGAAGCGGATTTGGCACTTGCTAGTATTTTAGCCTTCTGGTGTGGACGGGATATGGAACAGATGGACAGGCTATTTCGCAAGAGCAGGTTAATGCGGAATAAATGGGATCGTAAACAAAGCGGTACAACGTACGGTCAAATCACTTTAGAAACAGCAAGACGGAATGTGTTCACGACTTATAAGCCATATGGTATTAGTTCGGCAAGCGATGATTTTTCAGATGATGAACTAGAACGACTAAATGATATGCAACCATTTAAAAACAATCATTACGCTTGTACGGATATTGGCAATAGTAATTTATTTGCTGATTATTATAAATCGGTTGCCCGTTATATTCCTGAGCGGAAGAAATGGTTCGTCTACAATGGACAGGCTTGGGAAAGCGATACTGGAAATCTGAAAGTTATGCAGTTTTGTAAACAGCTTGCTAATCAACTCATGTATTATGCACTCTCGATTGAAGATGAAAACATTCGTAAAACATATATCGATTTTGCGAAGAAATGGCAAGTTAGAAGAAATAGAGAAATCATTCTTCGTGACGCACAAGATGTGCATGCCATATCGATGAGTGCCTTTGATACGAATCAATATTTACTCAACTGTAAAAATGGCACCTTAAATTTACGGACGAACACTTTTCATCCGCACTGTTCGGAAGATTTTATTACAAAGGTTGCGGGTGTGCATTATGATCCACTCGCAAGATGTGAACGGTGGGAACAATTCGTTCATGAAGTGATGAGCGGTGATGTAGAAAAAGCAACATTTTTTCAAAAGTGTCTCGGCTATGCCTTAACAGGTGATACCCGTTATGAAACGATGTTTATCTTATTCGGTGCAACGACTCGTAACGGGAAAGGAACATCGATGGAAACTTTTCTTAAGATATGTGGTGATTACGGAAAAACAAGCCGTCCTGAAACGATTGGCATGAAAATCAACAGTAGCAGTTCTGCACCATCTGAAGATGTCGCAAGACTAGCCGGTTCACGTTTTGTAAATATAAGTGAGCCAGATAAGAAGTTAACCTTAAGTGCTGCCCTGCTTAAAACGCTAACTGGTAATGACACGATTAATGCAAGATTTTTGCATGAGAATAGTTTTGAATTTAAACCACAGTTCAAGCTATTCATTAATACTAATCATTTACCGCATGTAACAGATTTAACATTATTAACAAGTGGACGTGTGAAAATCATTCCTTTTGAACGTCACTTTGAAGCATGGGAACAAGATAAGCATTTAAAATCAACCTTTTCTAAAGCGGAAAACTTAAGTGGCATCTTAAACTGGGCGATTGAAGGTTATCAGAAACTACAAGAAACAGGCTTTGATGTACCAACTTCGGTACAGGATGCAACTTTAGCCTATCATCGTGAAAACGATAAAATCGGTTTGTTTATTGAAGAACAGCTAACAGAAGATATTAATGGTGAAGAACGAACTGCTGCACTTTATGAAGCCTATCAAAGTTGGTGTTATGCCAACGGATATTATGTTGAGAACGCTCGTAACTTTAATAGTGCCTTATCAAATGCTGGACAAGTCGTACGAAAAAGACCTCGTGCAGGTGGTGAGAAAACCACATTGTTTTTAGGCTATACCTTAAAAGAAGGACAAGAATTTTTAAGGTGATTTATTTGGGCAGCTTGTGGCAAGTATTATCCTTAGTTTCCTATATAAATATCCTTATAGAGAATTAGCTTAAAAGCCTGCCACATACCGCCCCAAATCAAAATTGAAACAGTGGGCAGGTTGTGGCAAGCATTATGGTTAGTTTCTTATATAGAAGTTCTTATAGAGAATTAACTTAAACCCTTGCCACATATCGCCCCAATATTATAACCCCTGTGTTTATATGAGAAAGGAGCTTTGTCATGCTTGGAACCTACGCACTTTACAAGAACGAACATGACTTCTATACAGCCCGTCCTTTCAGCGGGAACAGTTTACGAGTATTAGAAGAAACAAATTGTGATTACTATATGACGATTGATACGAATGGTATCGCAGTGCATACACGAAAAGACAATCAGACATTAAAAGAATTGCTCATACACTGTCCGAAGTGTCGAGCATTTCTTATTAGAAAGCACTCTGCCTTTAACAACGCAAGAACACAAGTGTTTCAATGTATCATCTGTCATTTAGAGCCGTAAAGGGTAACCACCTTTTGTGGACACCCTTTCTAGAAGTGTTTTGTGTGACCCCCTAGGGGGATATGAATCTCTACCATCTTTATTTTGGACAACGGGCGGGGAACGTCACGCAAAAAATCGCGATTTCAAACAAGGTATATAGGCTGTCGGTCAATACGACAGCCTTCCATAGAGGGATATTCATTTGCGTATATCCCTATTAATTAAAATCATTAGGAGGAAAACAATTATGTTTAAATTAGAAAATGAAATATACACAAATTTTTGGAATGCTATGAAAGGAAAAGAATACGACCAAAGTGTGTTGGCATCTATCACTGACAATGGTAGTTCAGCTTTACCTGTACAATCATTAAAACAAGTCAATGAAACGATTAAAGAGGAAAATATCTTTCGTAAATTAGGAACAGTTATTCAAGCAGAAAGTGCAGACGGTGTGATTCATGCAGTCACTTCAACAGGTGAAGCAGAAATTGTCGCTGAGGGTGAAAGCATTTCAGAAAGCAATGACACGATTCAAGCCTTTAAAATCAATACTTTTAAAATTGCTAGTATGTCAAGATTAAAAAAATCATTTATTCTAGATACACAATTCGATTTAGAAAAGTATTTATGTAAAGATTTTGCCAAACGATTCGGACGTGCAGAAGAGGACAAATTTTTAAATGGAAATGGTCAGACAGAACCGCAAGGTCTCTTGCAGAAGGATGCTGCTGTTATAACTGGTGAAGCTGGAGCAATTGGTTATGACGATCTAGTCGATTTATATTTTAGTGTAGATGTACACTATCGTAAAAAATCTGTGTTTATGATGAGTGATGCAACAGCCATGCACTTGCGCAAGTTAAAAGATGAAAATGGATTGCCTATTTTCAATGATACAAATAACACAATCTTCGGTAAGCCTGTTCACATTTCAGCTTATATGCCCACGGTAGAGTCAGGAAAGAAAGCCATTTTGTTTGGTGACTTAGCCTACTTTTGGGTCATTGAGCGTCAACCAATCGCTATAAAAATGTTAACAGAATTATATAGTCGAACAAATGAAATTGGCTATCTGGCACATGAACGAGTAGATGGACAGCTGATTCATCCAGATGCTATTCAAATCTTACAAATAAAATAAGTTAAACTGCTGACCCCATTTTTGGGGTCAGTGACTCATTAATATTCGCTAAGTCTAACACTAGGCTTAGTGGAATAGATTGACTCAGCACAAATCTGTGCTCGGGAAGGAGCAATTTTATGTCAGAGAATACTTCGATTAGGTTCATAGAAAGGCAGATTGATAAAATCACCTATTTAATAGAAGTAAAAGAAAGCAAAACTGCACAAGAAACGGTTTATCAAAAGCTAAAAAGACGGATAGAAAATGATGCGAAACAAGCGTCACATCAAGCCTTACATTGTGTTAATCATCGCGATAATAAGTCGACTTCTTCAAGTTAGTACGGTAATATACACAGTACGAAACCGCTTGAAGACTGTCGGAAAGGAAGGTAAAAATGTTTAGACAGTCCATGATGGAACAACCAACTAATCATTATTCAGCGATTCGTACTGATTCAGAAAAGGTGACAGCACTTTATTGTAGATTATCAAGAGATGATGAACTTGCAGGTGATTCAAATAGTATTGTGAATCAAAAAGCTATCTTGCAGAAATATGCGGAAGATCATGGGTTTTATCCGACACAGTTTTATGTCGATGATGGGTTTAGTGGAACGACCTTCGACCGCCCAGACTTCAATCGAATGATTGCTGATGTGCAAGCAGGTATTGTTGATACCGTTATTATTAAAGATATGTCACGCTTCGGAAGAGATTATTTGAAAGTGGGATATTATACAGAAGTTGTTTTCCCAGAAGCTGATGTAAGATTTATTGCCATTAATAATGGTATCGACAGTGCCAATCAGCAAGACAGTGATTTCACACCGTTTTTAAATATTATTAATGAATGGTATGCAAAAGATACTAGTAAGAAGATACGAGCAAGTTTTCAATCCAAAGGACAATCCGGAAAACCGCTATCGACAACAGCACCTTACGGGTATTTAAAGCATCCTGAGGATAATACGAAGTGGATTGTCGATGAAGAAGCAGCAGAAGTTGTTCGGATGATTTTTAACATGTGTATATCTGGACTTGGTCCGACACAAATTGCGAGAGAATTAACAGAAAAGAAAATTACTGTGCCAAGTGTCCATATGAGAAATAAAGGCGTTAATATTGCAGCACGTGCACCTAGTATACCTTACGCATGGCAAGGGCGGTCAGTTGCCAATACATTAGAAAGAAAAGAATATCTTGGACATACAGTCAACTTTAAAACTCGTAAGCAATCCTATAAAACGAATAAAAAAATATGGAATGACCCAGAAGATTGGGCAGTGTTTGAAAATACCCATGAAGCAATCATTGATGAAGAATCGTGGCGGATTGTTCAAAAAATACGAGAAGGAAGGCGTAGACCAACAAAGTTCGGCCCAATGAGCGTCTTGTCTGGCATGATGTTTTGTGCAAATTGCGGTGCTAAACTTTATCAAGTTCGAAGTAAAAGAATACCTAAGCACTTAGAATATTTCGTTTGCGCGACTTACCGAAAACAAAAAGGTATGTGTAGTTCACATCGGATTCGAAATCAAGTTGTAGAAGAACTTCTTCTTGAGGATTTAAAACGCATTACAGCTTTTGCGAGAAACCATGAAGAGGAATTTACACAAGTTGTCCTTGAGCAATTCGAACATGACTTGTCACTAAAGCAAAGAAAAGATAAAAAAGAATATGAGGAAGCAAAGGCAAGAATTCAATCTCTTGATACGATTATTGAAAAGCTTATATGAAGACAATGTATTCGGGAAGATTTCCGATGATCGTTTTCGTAAAATGTCTGCAGGATATGAAGCTGAGCAAAAAGCTTTAAAAGAAAAAGTATTGACAATTAGCCTGCAACTAAATAAAGTGCGTGAGAACATCATGAATACAAATCATTTTCTGCAATTAGTAAAAAGACATACAGAAATCAGTACAATCAGTCCTGAATTAATCAGAGAGTTTGTCGATAAGATTATTGTTTATCAAGCTGAAAAAGTAAACGGTAAACAAGAACAACGCATTAAAATTTATTACAATTGTATTGGAGCAATTAACAATATCCCAAATGTGTAATTGTAAACTAGTTGATTGGAACGTAAGGTGGCGACTCCTGCGGGAATAGCATGAGTCCGAAAATCCTTATTGTGACACGACAGTGGAACAATAAGAGTTGAGGCCATGCCCGCGGAAAGCGTCCACCT